CCTTTAAATTTTGTACATGTAAGACATCATCACATAACACAAATAAGACCAAGTTATACAATTGTTGATTGTGTTGCAGGATGCTCTGACACGGTTACAGGTGTTGTATTAACACCTACTCCAACTCCAACACCAACGAGAACCGTTACCCCTACACCATCGGTAACTCCGGGTTTAACTGTTACACCAACCCCAACATTAACAAGGACCCCAACACTTACATCTACACCAACACTAACCGCTAGTACAACAATTACTAGTACCCCTACAATAACACCAACAAGAACATCAACACCAACAGTCACTAGTACCCCAACCGCAACGCCAACAGTAACCCCCACAATAACTCCAACAACAACAACACCGACTCCAACGCCAACAGTTAGTGAAACCGGAAATGTAACACCAACACCATCGACTACGCCATCTCTTACTGCAACATCTGAGACACCTACTCCAACACCAACACAACCTTGTTTTTGTGAAGAAAACGAAATAACAGTTACTTCTGGTACAGTAGCGGAATGGGATTATATTGATTGTGATGGAATAACAATTACCGGAGATACTATAACTGCAGGTAATTCAGTCACAGTTTGCGCATGTTCTGGTTCAGTCAATGTAATATCATATTCTGGTAGTTTTTCCATTAACTTTGGTGCTCAGTGCTTGACTGCGACTCCTACTCCTACTCCAACACCAACGGAAACACCAACAGTGTAATATTTATAGAATATGGAATTCTTTATAAGACAGGGAGCAAGTGACCCGATTTTAAAAATGAGAATGATTGATGATGGCAAAAACGACAAATCATCTTTTAATGATTTATTAGAAAACGCCAACATTACTTTTGATATGTTTAAGATTGAAGATGGCGAACCCGAGATACTAAGTTCTACTTGTTATATAACAACAAGAGACAAAAAGTATAATCAAACAACAGATGAGTACTATATAACTCACAGATTTAAAGAATCTCAAACCGCAAATATGGGTAAATACGAGGGTAAGATTACAGTTCAGTTTTTAGACACTAATTTAAATCCCACAACAAAGCTCATTCTTCCTGTCAAGGAGAAATTGTTCATCACCATATTTTGATTTTTTATGAAAATTTTGTATATTTGATAGTAAGACAAACTATACCAAGTGGTGTATGATAATGTGTCAAACTAAAAAAATATCAAATGTCAGAAGTTATTTCACAAGAGGTCATAGAAAGTTTTCTAAATGGTTGGGACTCAGAGGAGTATATAGTTGGAGTCGAGTACGACTACAAAACAAATAAAATTTATAAGGTTATACAGGACCCTGAAAGGGGTAAGATAATAAAGACGGATACTCTTGTACCATTTCTATGGGTTGGGGATTTATCGGGTTTAAATTTTTACCAAAACAACAAGTCATTACAGAAAAAGAAAATGGGTGAGTATGGTATCATGATTGAAAAATTAGATACCCATGGTAATGAACGTCTTGAAAATGGTATGACGTACTTGGTAAAATCTATGAAAGGATATACCGAGTTGGTTAACTTTTTTAGACAGGGTGGGATAGACCCTTGGGGTGAGAAAACAAAACAATACTTTACAATACTTTCGCCCGTTGAACAATTTTTAATACAAAAAAAGAAAAGACTCTTCAAGGGAATTGATGATTATTCGGGTGTTCACAGATTTGTATTTGACATTGAAACCACTGGTCTTGAACCTGAAACCAGTGAGATAATTCTTATCGGAGTAAAAGATAATCGCGGTTTACAAAGAACTATTTCCGCCTTTGGTGAAGATGGTGAAAAAAAATGTATTGAAGAGTTTTTTGAACTAATAAGAGAAGTAAAACCAACAATTATTGGTGGATATAACTCTGCATTTTTTGATTGGCCATTTATTTTAAAAAGGGCACATATTCTTGGTGTTGACGTTAATGGTCTGACACAAATATTCACCGCTCAGGGAATGAAAGAAAAGGAAGGGATGTTGAAATTAGCCAATGAAATTGAACCATATACCCAACACGTTATATGGGGATTTAATATAATTGATATTGCCCACTCTGTTCGTAGAGCACAAGCAATCAACTCCGAAATTAAATCTTGGGGATTGAAATATATTACGAAGTATTTGGAAAAAGAAAAACCAAATCGTGTGTATGTTGATGGTGCATGGATTTCAAAAATATATCTTGAAAATGAAAGTTACTACGTGAATCCAAAAACGGGTAACTATAAAAAGATTGGCGAGTCGGGAACTGAAGGTTTACTTAAAAAGTATCCGGGTAAGTTTGAGATTTGGCCGGGTCGTAGGATTGTTGAACAATACCTTGATGATGACTTGTACGAAACAATGATTGTTGATGATTCTTTCTCACAATCAACTTTCCTACTTTCAAAGTTAGTACCAACAACTTACGAAAGGATTGCCACTATGGGTACCGCCACACTATGGAAGATTATAATGTTGGCGTGGTCATATGAAAATAATTTAGCAATCCCAACTAAAGATGAAAAACGTGCAATTACAGGTGGATTGTCTCGTTTATTAAACGTTGGTTACGCTAAAAACATTGTCAAATTTGACTATGCATCACTATACCCGTCTATTCAACTGGTTTATGATGTATTTCCTGATTGTGATGTTATGAATGTTCAGAAATCAATGTTGAAATATTTCCGTAACATTCGTATTAAATATAAACGTCTCGCCGGAGAATTAAAGTCAAGTGACCTTGTTCAGTCGGAGATGTATGACCGAAAACAATTACCAATTAAAATTTTTATCAATGCATATTTCGGTTCTTTGTCTGCGCCACAGGTATTCCCTTGGGGTGATATGAACATGGGTGAAACAATTACTTGTACAGGTCGTCAATGTCTTAGAATGATGATTATGTTTTTCATGAACAAAGGATATAAACCACTTGTGATGGATACGGATGGTGTGAACTTTGAAACTCCTGACACAATTAATACTCACGTTTATATTGGTATAGGAAACAATGAATTAGTGGAATTAGGAAAGGAATATAAAGGTATTGAAGCCGATACTGCGGAGTTCAATGACCTTTTCATGAGAAATGAAATGGGTTTAGATATTGACTACACCGCACCTGCGTGTATTAATGTTTCTCGTAAGAACTACATTATCAAACTAATAAAGAAAGGTAAAGAAGTTATAAAACTTACAGGTAACACAATCAAGTCAAAAAAATTACAAGAATACATAGTTGAATTTTTGGACGAGGGTTTAAAACTCCTTTTAAATGGTGATGGACTTTCGTTTGTTGAGTTATATTATCAACACGTTGAAAAAATATTTAATAAAGAAATACCATTATCAAAGATTGCAAACAAAGCGAGAGTAAAACAATCTGTTGACGATTATAAAAAACATATTAAGAAAACAACCAAGTCGGGTTCATTAATGTCTCGACAAGCTCATATGGAATTAGTTTTACAAAACAATTATCCTGCGGGTCTCGGTGAGACTATCTATTATGTTAACAATGGGACAAATAAATCCGATGGAGATGTACAGAAAGTTTCTAAACCAAGTAAAAAAAGACAAGAAGAGTTTTTTACAACTAATGGTTATCAAATGCCATTCGATTATTTGGAAATAAATTGTTATATGATTTCTGAAAAAGATATTCAAAACAATCCAAATATGACGGGGGACTATAATGTTGCCAGATATTTGACAACATTCAACAAAAGAATTGAACCATTACTTTGTGTTTTCAAACCTGAGATACGAGAGGACATTTTAATTGAAGACCCCAAAGACAGACAATACTTCACAAAGTCACAATGTGAACTAATAAGTGGTCAACCATTAAAAGAAGATGGTCAAGATAAGTTCGATGAGGTTATGACACTATCAGATAGTGAGGTGATGTTTTGGAATAGAGTTCAAAGAGACCCATTCTTTATGTATGTAGAGAATAGTATAGATTTAGTTGACAAGTATTGGGTTGACCACAATCGTAAGGTTGTAAATCTACAAGTTGCCAGTACAAAGAGTAACGAAGACGAGATAATTCAAACCAATGGTAATGACTTTGCATACCATGCGGTGGAAAGTTAAATCACGTTAAATGGTGATTGTATCGGTCTATACTTGAGAGCTTTGTTAAGATTCTCTGCCTCATTTCCTTTTCTTTCAAGAATTTTTTCAGGACGAAGTCTTTCAAGTCTTCCCATTAACTCTTCAACAAGTTTTAATTTTTCGTCTTTTGCTTCAGTCAAAAGTGTTGAGTAATCAAGTTTAATTTGACTATCGGGAACTTGTAAATCACCTGAGAATTTACCCCAAATTCTTGCAAGACCTTCTTTGGCGTAAGTGATGAGATACTTTCTAACCCAGTTTTGTGCGGGTTTGTTTAACATATCCCATGTCAATTGTTCTGTCTCAACATCTGAGGGTAATTTAACAATACCACTATTTTTGTCTAAACATGTATCTAAAGATGTGGTGTCATAGTACCAATACCATACTCTTTCTCTATTGTTTTGTATTGAACCGAAATCAAATCTACCACCAGGCACATTGTAAAGGTGTACTAATTTTTTACCATTAGGACCCGCAGTAATTCGGTATGTTAAATCCATACCAATTAGTCGGTTCTTAATGTTTCTATCTTGCATTCTTAATAACAAATCATATGCTGGTAACATGAAATAAGACCCCGATGAACCTTGTTGTGCAAAACCACCAACTCCACCAAACGCAACACCACCAAGACCTCCAAATCCACCTAAGAATGGGTCAACTATTGAGTCGGTTAATTCTGCTCTTGTAAACCATAAAAGCTCGTTAATTTCTCTACCCGCTGGTATTTCATATGTTTGAACTCCCCTTTCTAATTCTATGTAATCTTTTTTTAGTTCTGAATTACCACCTGTTTGAAGACCCACAATTTTAGAATATGAATGGGTATATTGAGTTTCGTAATCCAAACTTCTTGTTGTAAATGCTCTTGTAAGTGATTGAGTATCCACATCTAAACCCGCTAAAGCCGACCATTGGGACTCGATTAACCAATCGCTAACGTATTGTTCGTATTCGGAAAGAGATAATTCCAAAAAGGTATCCATTTGTTCTTCAGTAAGTTCAATGCTACGAACCGGCATACCCAAAAGGTGGAATATTTGTGTGTAAAGTTTTTCTCTATCTGGTTGAGTTATTACTGTGGATGCCATTCTATTGTTTTTTATTATAAATATCCGTATATTTGGATATTAAGTATTTTTCGTGAAATCAAAATTTAAATTCAAATACACTAAAAGTAGGTTTTCACAAGGAATCAATAGAATTTGTGTGGGTAAAAAACCATACGACACCTCTAAAAGTATCCTTACGAGCAATTGGAGGGTGATTTATGATGTTTTCTATTCAAAGTATGGTCAGTATGGAAAAGTAACGGAGAATGGTGAGGAAGGTGTTTTAACACCTAAAAGAACTTGGTCTGCGGTAAACCAATTTAACACTCACACAGATATTCAGGATATAATTGTTCAATATCTAAATCAAAATATATCAAATGATTTTTTCTCTAAAGGTATAGAGGAGATTGATGGTAGAAAGGTTAAGTTAATCGATTTTGACCCCAAAAATGAAGACGTTCAATCTATTAACGATGAGCTAAAAAATTATTTTAATTGGTTATATTATTATGGTGATAAATTATTTAAGGACTTGGGTAAAGTATCCAAGAACGATATTTTACATCACCTTTTAGAAATTGCAACTTTTACAATGGCTGCCGGCACATTTAGTGAACTTGCTGTTGAGTTTTTTCTAAAAACAAAGTATCCTGATGGTTATGATGTAATTAGAAATTCATCATTAAGGGGTAACTCAGATGATATGAAAAATGGTGTGGACTTGTACACAATAGAAAAGAAAATACCATATAAAAAGAAAAAGTTCCAAATAAAAAACGCAAGGATTTATGATGAAAACGTAATTTATAAATCCATCAACACATCTTATTATTCTGATAAGGGAATAGATTATTTGGTTTTAGCTCAAATGAATATTGATGAAAATACCCATATCCCAAACCCATCTACTATGATTTTCTTAAAGATGTCCCCCAATTTATTTGACACTAAGAAAAGTAAAGTGGGTAGATATTCATATTCATATAAAAAAGAACAAGTAATAATGGAAGAACAAATTAACCCAATTTTTAAATCAAAAATATTTTTTGAATTTTTTATGTATTGTTCCAAGCACGGAATAGAATTTAACATGGATGTTTTGGAAGAAACAAGTATTAAAATTGGTGATAAGTCGGTGAATGTAATTCTACCAAAAAATCATCAAGATTTTAATGAATCAGTTATAATAGATTCTTGGAGAGATTTAATTAATCAGTTTGAAAAGGATGTACCTAAGAAAGAAAGTTTAGAGTACTTAGAGGAGCTCATTAAGAAGTGATTGAGCAAAACTTTCTGAATATTCATTATCTCCCATTACTTGGTCGATAATATTCTTTTTCTTTTGTAATATATTATAAACAATCATTTCGATTGTGTTTTCGAAAATAGGGTAGTAAACGAGTACACTATTCTTCTGTCCATATCTATACGCCCTATCTTCTGCTTGAGAGTGGTCTGAAGGTACAAATGATAGGTCATTCATTATTACTGTTTCCGCAGCGGTTAAAGTAATCCCAACACCTCCCGCTTTAATATTGGATATAAATATTTTTACTTTATCCTCGTTTTGAAATCTGTCAACACTTTCTTGTCTTCTTTCTTTTGACATTCTACCATCAAGGGTCACGGAATTTTTCTTATACTTCTCGTGAATCATATCCAAACTCATAGTAAAGTTTGTAAATACAATAACTTTTTTACCTTGTTCTATAAACTTATCAATTAACTCACATGTGTATGGTACTTTTTCGTATGCAATCACTTGTCTAATTTTCATTAAACGATTTAATGTCACACTAATTGATTCATTCTTTTTGTTTTCCTTAGATATTCTCATGAATTCTTCTAACTCTTCATTGTAAAAAGTACTCTGCATATCTAAAAAAACAGGGGTGATAATTTTTTCGGGTAAATCGAGAATGTCGGTTTTCATTCTTCTTAATACCAAATTTTTTGTTCTTTCTCTTAGTTCATCTAAATTACTTGCACCGCCTGTGTTCCATATTTTTTTACCTCCTACTCTAAACTGATAACCGGCACAATATCTTCTGACATAACCTTGCCAATTTAATGCAATTGGTGAATTAACAATTTTTAATAAATTATAATAGTTTATCGGTCTTGATGTCATTGGGGTTCCCGTGAGTAACCACACCTTAGGTATTTGTTTTACAATATCATTAATTAGTTTTGTTCTCTGTGCTGTTGGATTTGAAACGTAGTGGGCTTCATCAATTATTACTAAATCAAAATTTTCATTTATGATTAATTTATATGCTTCACTATCTTCTGATTTATCGGTTGTATGATAGTTTTTTAATATATCATAATTGATTATATAATAATCAAATGTGGAACCCCATTTTCTGCCCTCAACAATTAATGATTTTTTTCTTGAGTAATTTTCAATCTCTCTTGACCAGTTAATCTTTAGTGATGCGGGACAAATAATTAAAACTTTTTTTGCTCCACTTTCTAATGAAGCAATAATCGCGGACGTACTTTTACCAAGACCCATATCATCAGCAAGAATGTATTTGTCATTGGCTAACAATTTTTCAATGGCTTCTTTTTGATGTTCCATTGGTGGTCTATGTGAGTAAGGACTATAATCTATTATTCTGTCTAATTTTTTTTCTTCTTGGACAATAGATGATTTTGGAAGCCACATCGCATGATTCGTTTCGGAATCAAGAATTTTACCCCATATATGGTATGCCTTATCGCTTTCACACAATAATTTTTCACACCAAATCTTTTCGGGTACTTTGGTTAACTTCTTGTCCTCCATAATTTTTTCACCAAAATTCTTGGCAATGGTGATATGCTTTCGAGCAACTCGAGGTACTGTTTCGTGATACTTTACAACATATTCCGCTTGAGGTCTTGTTAATTGAAAATTTTTAACATTCTGAAATTTGTTTTTCCAATCAAGTAATTGATTGTTAAAACCTTCATATTCAAGCAGTATATCCCTCGCCTCTATTTCGAGAATCTTGTTCTGCATATAAACTAAATATAATAAAATAGAATGAATAATTGAACTATTTATTGAGTATGAAGCATAAATTACCCATAACAAGAGTCAGTAAATTCTTTTCAGAAACAGATTTTGATTTGAATCAAATGATAGGTCAAGAATACCTTCATGGGGATTTAAATATGAAATTGGTTCTGTTCAGAGTTGACAAACAAAAGACTGATACGGATGAGGTTTATGCTGAGGTTGGTAAAGACCAAATTAAATTTTTACCTCCTGTTGAGTTTAATGGTTTAGTAAAGATTGAGGAACCAAAAAATACTACTTATAAGGGTGGGTTAGGTAGATACTTAGAGCCGGGTAATATGACAATATCTGTTTACATTAAACATTTAGAAGAATTAAAAATAGATATTAGATATGGTGACTACATCGGTTATCCTGAAAGCGAAGAAAGAATTAGGTACTATACAGTAACCAATGATGGTAAAGTAACATCGGATAATAAACATAATATGTTTGGTTTTAAACCACATTATAGAACAATCATTTGTGTACCAGCACAAGAATCTGAATTTAGAGGAATATAATCATGGGAATACCTAAAAGAAAAAATAATATTCAAGTTTACGGGGTTAAACAAGACATGAATGGTCCTAACATTGTAGGAAGGAGAAAGGAATTATTGGAGAGAATAACCAAATCAGATACCTTTTTACCCGATTCTATTTTACATGAGGACCTTGATTTAGGTATGCTTGATTTTGTAAAACAAAATTTTAAGATTGTTTCTGATGGTGACCAAATACCCATTATTCCAAGAATCTTGACGATTCAAAGATGGGGTGAGATTTCAAACAATTGGACATTTGCGGATGAGGATGGTAATATGAAGTTACCCTTTATAGCTGTAATCAGGAGACCAGACGTTCAACCCGGTACAAACCCATCAATTCAACGAACAATACCCGACAGAAGAGATTTCTTCTATGCTTCTGTTCCGACATGGAACGGGACACAAATGGGTGCCGACATATATAAGATACCACAACCTGTGGCCATAGATATAACTTTTGATGTAACAATAGTTTGTACAAAACTTAGGGATATCAATAAGTTCAATAGAATTGTTTTACAAAAATTCTCGTCTCGTCAGTCATATACAAGCGTAAAAGGTCATTATATACCTCTTGTTTTAGATAGAATCGAGGATAACACCCCAATGGATACTTTGGAAGGTCGTAGGTTCTATATTCAAAATTACACCTTTACAATGCTTGGTTTCCTAATAGACGACGAGGAGTTTGAGGTTAAACCGGCGGTTAGTAGAATGTTTTTATTGAACGAGTTTATTAAGAGTAACAATTATACCAAAAAGTATATTGTCAAAACTATTGAGATAACAATTGTATCTTTTCCCGCTGATGGTGTTCAAACCGTCTTTAGTGTGGGTGAAACAATAAATGTATTATTTACTGTTGCAATTAATGGTCTTGTACAAATACGAGATGTGGATTACTTTCACGTTGCTCAAACATCAAAAATAACTTTTGTTCAACCACCATTAGATGGTTCGGTTGTAACTATCACATATTATAAAGGTAGAAACGACACATTTATGGATACATTTGGTAAACCATTAAATGTGATTTATGAAAGTTTTACCTACGATGGCTCAAGTTTAGAGTTTACCACATCAAGCGCTCTTGATAGTATCATCAGTTTAGATATTAATGGTCTTGTGGAAGATGAGGGTGTCAGTTTTGAGGTTTCAGGTAACTACAAGTTTAAATTACTATCGGCACCAATAATTGGTTCAAAAGTAAGTGTTGTTTACTTGAGTTAATTTTCCCCGTAGATATCTTTTTTCTTCGATTTACAAGACTCTTCAATCCACTTTTGGACCACTTTATAAATTTTTAGTCCGTTTTTATCACAATATTCTTTCAACATTTGATGATGTTTTTCGCTGACTTTGATGTTTTTTAGGTTCTCTCTTTCCATAAAGATAAATAATGATAAAAAAAGATTTTTAATTATCCTTTTTGAAAAAATTCAGGAAATCTTTGCTAAAAACAAAGATATTTATTAGAATAAGAAAATAAAATAAATTAACCAAACTTTTAAAAATGGCAAATTCAAATAGAGTATTTGTATCTCCGGGTGTATACACATCAGAAAAAGATTTAACATTCGTAGCACAGAGTGTTGGTGTTACAACCCTTGGTTTAGTTGGTGAGACCCTTAAAGGTCCCGCTTTTGAACCAATCCTTGTAACAGATTATGATGAGTTTAAACTTTACTTCGGAGGTTCTACACCAGTAAAAGATGGTAATGGTAACCCAAAATTCGAGTTACCTTACGTAGCAAAATCTTACCTTGAGGAATCAAATCAACTTTTCGTAACAAGAATTCTTGGTCTTACAGGTTATAAACCTGTTAAGACTTACGCAATTAAAACCCTCGGTGGTTTAACCTTGGGTTCTTTGAGTGGTTCAACCACAGGTACATGTGACCCATCTACTTTCAATCAAATAACAGGTAGTACATTCTTTGAAAATATTTCAGGAGTTACTTCATATGATGGTCAAACTATGGCTAATTATCTATTGTCCTCATTTAGTGGTAACACAAACGCTGACCACGGACAATGGTTCGTTATTGGTGAAGTACCATCATCATCTACATCAGGTTTAACGGCAAGTTTAGAAGAAATTTCACCTTTAACAGGTTTAAACAATGCTGACAACCAAAATGGTAAAGAATGGTATAATATAGTATGTAATTCAAGTGGTACTGAGGTTTACGCCTACCTATTTGAATACACATCAGGTGGTACAGGAACTTTCAACGTTACTCAATTTGTTTATAACTCAACAGTTAAAAGTGAACACAACAATAAAGTTGTAGCCGCTTTCAGACCAAGAGGTTCATACTCAGGTCAAACTTTGGGTCTTGAATTGACAGGTAACACAAGTTTCAATGTTGTAGGTAGTTCACTTGGGGTGAACCCATTCTCTGAATTTACAATTCAGGTTACGGGTACAACAAGTAGCGGTAAGACATTTACATGTTCTATGGACACAACATCATCTAAGTACATAACTAAAGTTTTAGGTACTGATGTGTTTGATAAACCAAGAAATGAAGTACCTATCTATGTTTACGAAGCATATCCTGCATACTTAAAAGCCGCGTTCCAACAAGGTAATGTAAGGGGTTTAAGTTTAAATGAAGTGTTTGTTTCAGAAGGTTCAAACTTCGCGGGACAATGGGATACCCCAATGTCACCAATGGTTGTATCTGAAGTTCGTGGTGGCGAAGTATCTGATTTGTTTGAAGTGATTACCATCTCTGATGGTAACGCAGCTAACGAACAAGTAAAAATTTCAATCATTAATATTAACTTAGAAACAGGTGAATTTGATATGTTAGTTCGTGATTTCAACGATACTGACGACAATCAACTTGTTCTTGAAAAATTCACAAGATGTTCAATGAACCCTGACCTACCAGGTTATGTGGCGAGAAAAGTTGGTACATCTGATGGTGAGTATGAATTACGTTCTAAGTATATCATGTTAAACATGGCAAGTAACCATCCCGTAGATGCATTCCCTGCTGGTTTTAAAGGATTCGTGGCTAACACATCGTTCTCAGGTACAACCTTGGGTTCTGTTATGTTTAAAACTCAATTCTTTGACGCTGGTGACGTTATGGGATACGAAGCCGATGGTACCCCTATCCTTTCAGGTGGGGACAAAATCAGAAAGATAACCTTTGGTTTATCTTCTCAGACAGGATTTGATAAGGATTTATTTAAGTATAAGGGGGCCGGAGCGGTAGGTACTACTAATGGTTTCCACTTATCTACAAGTGCATCAACAATCACAGGTACAACATTCACAACTACATCTTACGACTTAGAGGGTCAATCAGGTGTTGATAATGTTATGACCAACATCAACTATCGTAAATTCACCTTTGCGGTGTGTGGTGGATTTGACGGATGGGACATTTACAGAGAAGTTAGAACATTCGGAGACTCTTATATCTTCGGAAAGCCAACGTATGTTAGTGGAAACACATCAAATGGTGGTGTATTCAGTACTACGGTTGGTAACTCTGACTACTATTCATACTTAAAAGGTCTTGAGACCTACGCAAACCCCGAAGCTGTGGATATCAACATATTCGCATCTCCTGGTATCAACTTCTATGACCATAGTTCATTGACTGCACAGGCAATCGACATCATGGAAAATGATAGAGCGGATTCACTTTATATCATAGCACCACCTAATTTCTCAACAGTTGAGGAAGTGGTAGACGCTTTGGATGGTGTTTCTCTTGACACTAACTATACAGCCACTTATTGGCCATGGATTCAAGTTAGAGACCAAGATAACGCCACCCAATTATTTGTTCCACCAACAGGTGAGGTTGTAAGAAACATAGCCCTTACGGATAATGTGTCATTCCCTTGGTTCGCAGTAGCGGGTTACTCAAGAGGATTGGTAAAAGCCATCAAAGCAACCAAGAAATTGACCTTAGACGAAAGAGACGAATTGTATAAAAACAGAATTAACCCAATCGCAACCTTCTCAGATACAGGTACAATCATATGGGGTAACAAAACCCTTCAGGTTAGAGAATCTGCGTTGGACAGAATTAACGTAAGAAGACTCTTGTTAAGAGCCAGAAAGTTAATTTCAGCGGTTGCAGTTAGATTACTATTCGAACAAAACGACGAACAAGTAAGAAACGAGTTCTTGAGATTGGTAAACCCAATTCTTGAGTCTATAAAGAGAGAAAGAGGTTTATACGAATTCCGTGTAACCGTATCAAATGACCCTGAGGACATTGATGCAAACACTCTTAGAGGTAAGATTTATATCAAACCAACACGTTCACTTGAATTCATCGACGTTGAGTTCATAATAACACCTACTGGAGCATCATTCGATAATATCTAATGAAAAAGGGGAAGTTTAACCGCTTCCCCTTTTAGATGTTCCACATGGAACCAAAATGTATAAAAGTTATATTTTAATATAAAACCAAGAATTGAGAAAAAACCCAGTATATACTAGAATCTAGTTTATATTTAATTAATCTAGTTTAATCTGGTTCTAGTATCAAATACTAGTATATAAAAAATACGAAAAAAAAATTAAAGAATCAAGGGTTGAACGATAAAATATATTTTTTGACAATAACATATTTATAAGAAAGTAGATAAACAACAACTAAAAAATTAAATAGACATGGCAGATTTACTAATGAAAATGCCGGTTCCTTACGAACCGAAAAGAGTTAACCGATTCATTCTTCGTTTCCCATCAACATTGGGTATCAACGAATGGTATGTATCGTCAGCGGCTAGACCAAGTGCAAAAATCAACTCAGTTGCAATTCCTTTCATCAACACTTCAACTTACGTTGCAGGTAGATTTGAATGGAATGAAATGAGAGTAACCTTTAAGGACCCAATTGGTCCTTCAGCTTCTCAAGCATTAATGGAGTGGTTCCGTTTACACGCTGAATCAGTAACAGGTCGTATGGGATACGCTGCGGGATATAAGAAAGATATTGAATTGGAAATGCTAGACCCAACGGGTGTTGTGGTTGAAAAATGGATTCTTCAAGGAACATTTATCACAGACTTGAACTTCAATGAACTTGATTACTCAAGAGATGATATTGCAACTATCACATGTTCTTTAAGAATGGATAGATGTATTCAAGTATACTAATAGAAATAAACATAGAATCTGTCAATGTGAAGGTCTCTCAAAAGGAGACCTTTACTTTTTTGTGGATATTTCGTAACTTAATGTAGTTATATAACAAAACATATATGGAAGAATTAAGAATTGACCCAACGATTGCATATGACGTTGTGGAATTACCTTCAAGAGGTATTCATTATCCAAGTAAAAAGAAATCTTTAAGAGTTGCTTATCTCACTGCCGCAGATGAAAATATATTATCTGCACAGAATTTAATCGCATCAAATAATGTTGTTGAAGAATTACTTAAAAGAAAAGTATTAGATAGAGAATTTAATACCGATGATTTAGTCGATGAGGATAAACAAGCGGTTTTATTATTTTTGAGAAATACCGCATTTGGCCCCGAATATAAAGTTTTCCTTACTGACCCAAAAACAAATAATGACTTTACAGAAATAATTGATATAAGTGAGGTTAAGTTTAAGGATTTTACTTTAGAGCCTGATTCAAATGGTGAATTTCAATATAGAATGGAAAAAAGTAATGTTGAAGTCACATTTAAATTCTTGAATAAAAAACAAAAAAAGGAATTAGAAGAATTAGAAAAGAGCTGGAATGGTCAAGGGGTCCCACCTGTAAAAACAAAAGAGTTGGAGATGATGATAAAATCTGTTGCGGGCAACAGAGAAATTATGAATATCCACAACTTTATACAAAAATTACCAATAAAAGATAGTCAAGACTTTAGAAAGTTTGTCAAAGAAACTACACCAAGTTTAGACCTAACAAGAAATGTTAAATCCCCGTCAGGAGAGTCCGTACAAATTGAAATCGGGTTCGGGGTAGAGTTTTTTCGCCCTTTCTACGGATTATAAAAAAGGTCAGCTCGACGAAATATTATATTTGGTTAAAAGAGGTTTTTCCTACGGGGATGTTCTCTCTATGCCCGTCTTCATAAGAAGGTACTATGTTAATTATTTACTTGAATTGGAAAACGGACCAAAATAGTATTTATAGATATGCCACGTAAGTTATCAGATAGTGTTATTAGAAACCTTTTAGGTCAGAGGGGGAATGACGACCCAACTAATTTTGGAAACGCAATAAGAATGGGCGGAGGAAGTGATGATGATGTTGCTTATGGTACAACTTTATTTAATCAAAGATTTGGAAATCAAGGAGGTGGTAACACAGGAGGTGGAAGTAATAGTGGCGGAGGAAGTGGGGGAAGTGGCGGACCAAATACATTTCAAAAGGTCACTGGAAGTCTTTTAGAAGTTGGTGCAGGATTAATTTCAACACAAGAGTCAATAGGTTATATGCCTGCATTCTCAAAAGAGTATATAAAAATGTCCGATGCAATTAAGGGCATGTTAGATAGTGGTGGAAATTTAAAAGGTATTGGAGATTTATTAAAACAAGTATTAACCACGGCTCGGGGTCAAATTGAATTATATTATACACAACAAACCGAATTACTACACCAAGTAAATGAACAAGCGGGATTAACAGGACAATTTTCAAAAGATTTTAGAAAAGAATTAACCGAAACGAATCCGCAATTATTAAGAATTGGAATTGGATTTGAAGAACTTGCAAATAGTGCAGTAAAAGTTGTCGAACAAAGTGGAAAATTTACTGCTTTAAGTAGGGAAACATGGAAAGAAGCGGGATACGCAGCAAAAGCATATGTTGGACAATTAAGTGACTTAGTTCAAATGTATCCTGCATTCGAAAAAATTGGATTAGGAGCATCTGATTCAGCAAAAGAAATTACAAAGGCGGGTCAAAGGTCTATTGAGTTGGGACTACAATCACAAAAAGTAACAAAAGAACTTAGTACCAATCTTGGTAAATTGAATGAATATGGTTTCAAAAATGGAGTACAGGGACTTTCTGAGATGGTAAGAAAATCAATAGAGTTTAGAATGAATATGGATTCAGTAACAAAAATTGCAGATAAAGTATTCAATCCAGAGGGAGCTATTGATTTGGCAGCAAATCTACAAGCAATTGGTGGTGCTATTGGTGATTTTAATGACCCATTAAAAATGATGTACATGGCAACAAATAACGTCGAAGGTTTACAAGACGCGTTAATTGGTGCTGCGGGGGGATTGGCAACTTATAACAAAGAACAAAGTAGATTTGAAGTAACAGGAGTCAATCTTAGAAAATCAAAGGCGATGGCGGATGAATTAGGAATGTCAATGCAAGAACTTAACAACATTGCAATTGCTGCGGCTGAAAGAAGTGCCGCATCCGCTGAGTTAATGGCTAGTGGTTTAAAGTTAGATGAAGACCAAAAAAGATTCATAACTAACATCGCCACAATGAAAGATGGTAAAATGACCATTGCTCTTCAAAGTGATGAATTAAGACAAGCGTTTGGTGCAAGTGAAATTGCACTTGATAATTTGACAGAAGACCAAGCAAAACAATTAATGAAATACCAAGAGGAGTTTAAAAAATTAACTCCTGAAGATATTGTTAGAAAGCAAGCAACAGACATTGAAAACATTTCAAGAGACATGAATTTTGTTGCCGCATTACTGAGACAAGAGTTTGCAAAGACTGGGTCATCAATTGCGAAACAACTTGGATATGACCCCGCATCAATTGCTGAACAAACAAAAAAGTTAGCTGACGAATGGGGACCAAATATAAAAGGTGCAGGTCAATACCTAAAAGGAAAAATCGAAGGAGATGGTGCATCTAAAAAAGTAGAGGAAGCGTTAAAGGAAAATAAAAATACACAAGGAGGTTCACAACAAACTTCTCAAAAATCTGAGGTTAATGTTAATTTCAAAACAAACGATAGATTACAAGACGATATCTATAGGAACTTCTTTAACAATCCAGATACAAAACAGAACATAGCCGCAGCTGCATTCCCAAGTAGGGAATATGATAGTCCTCAAATGGCTTAATAAAAATGATATAAATCTATTTATATAGAAAATAATAAATGCCGACTTATTTAGATTTTAACACAACCGCATCATTTAGAAATTTTTTGATTTCTAAAACACTTCAAAGACCGGGAGGACCTCAAACCTTTACAAGTTCAAACTATGCGGTTCAAAATTTAAATGCTTATTCAAACGTTGACCCGGGTGACGTTAAAACAGGATGGGCGGCAGCATATGGTAATAGTTTTGGATTAAACTTATTCCAAGCAGATGTCTTTAAAGAAATAACATCCTTATCAAATCTTAATTTACAGGTCGGTAATAATGGAATTATATATTCAGGATACATAAATTCTTTTACTCCTGTAACAAATCCAAATCTCGTCGGTATAATGACAGGTCAAAACTTTGATACCGATTCAAGATTAATGAGATTTGCAACACAAAATATTCGAGATAATAAACAAGGACCTGTAAGAGCAAGAATTGCTCAAAATTTAGCAGCAGCAAGTTTAGGTAGAATTAGATTGTTAGACGCATTACAGGGTAATTTAGCAACTGCAATTAATTTAGTTACAGGTAGAGAACCTTTAATTGAGAAAAATTATAAGATAACTGTTGCAAAAACTTTACCTGGCAAAGCAATAGATTTTTTACAAACAGTTGCGGGTGTTGAGTTTCCATTTAGTGAGATACCGGGAGATTATTTAACTAATCCACGCAACCCAATAGAAAATAGACCGGTACCAAGAACGGAAGGGGGTGCAATTTTACAAGATGTAACAGGTGCATTAGGTTCACTAATTGGTATTAGAAGACGACCAAAACTATCAAGAAAACCATCAGACCTTATGATTGAATATATGGGTGATGGTCAGAAACAAAAATTATACGATAACATTTCTTTTTCAAAATATGCACCGAATTATACAACATCTGCGAGGTCACAACAATCATCCAAGTTATTCAACTTTGTAAATAATGTGGCTCAAGGTGTAAAGACAGTATTAGGTGTTGAAGCACCGAGAGGTGAGGCATACATTGGTGATGATAGAAGTGAAGATGTAAAATATACAATGTCCGATTTTAACGGAAACATTGTTAAGAGTAACTATTATCTAAGTCTAATGTATGACCCTGTTGCTGCTGAGTTATTTGAAAGAAGAAAAAATATTACTGAAGGGGGTACCATAGGAGGTAAACTTACATGGATTAGTAGAAACTCAAGAAATGAATTAGGTTTACACAATGATGAATGGGCTCAAGAAGGTACAAGTCTTAAAGACTCGTTATCAACAAAATATGGGTTTAGAGAAGATTCAATATTAGGAAAAACACAAGAGATATTAAACTCAATGCCTAAAGATGGGTTGGTATCGAGAACACACGTTGGTAATAGTATTGACCAAACAAGTAGAATCTTTAGAGAAGGTGAGACTATGTTGTCGAGAGGTTCTGCAATTCAATACGTCGATAAATTTACAAACGAAACAACAGGGGTTGAATATTGTAGAGTATGGACTAAGGATAGGGCATATATGAACTATTCGGACACTATGAAAAGAACAGGTAACATCCGTAAGTTCGATGATAGTGTTATGTCTACTCCTTGGAACCTCAACATTGCACCAATGTCAAATGGTGACAGAGAATTTGAAGGTGTTTCAACAAACATTTTTAAAAAGGGTGATGGATTTTATGCTAAGAAATACATGTTCTCAATTGAGAATCTTGCATGGAAAACATCAAACATGCCAGGATTTACATATAACGATTTACCATATTGTGAAAGAGGTCCAAATGGGGGACGTGTAATGTGGTTCCCACCATATGATTTAAAAATTAGTGAGAACAACTCAGCTAGATGGCAAGACAATACGTTTTTAGGTAGACCCGAACCAATTTATACATACCAAGATACATCAAGAACAGGACAATTATCTTTTAAAGTTGTAGTTGACCACCCAAGTGTTTTAAACTTATTAGTTAGAGAACACTTTAGAAACATGAGTGATGAAGAAGCGGAAAACTACATTAATGCTTTTTTTGCTGGTTGTGAAGAATTAGATTTTTATTCTTTAATTAGAAGATATTCATACCTTGATGGAGATGATATTAAATTAATTAAGGCATATCTTGAAAAGGCAAAAGACCCTGAGGTAATAAAAACATTTAGTACAAATACAACACCTGTCGAGGTTACTCAACAAACAAATAACAATGAAGGTGGTGGAGGAAAACCCGAAAAACTCGGTTCATTTGATTTAAAATATGATAATGATTATCCGGGTCCAAAAACGACTCAGATAAAAGTTGACACTCCGTATAGTTCATTATTTACTAATTTTTATAATAAAAAAACAACACACTCTAATCGTTTAGAAACTGATTTAAGAAGTTTCACGGGAATCACTCAAACAACCCAAGTAAAAAAAGAAATTGGTTATGTTTTTGGAAGCGGCGGTGCAACTATTGATAACACATCAGTTTTAGCAAAAAGGGATGAACTAATTGCTGCATTTGATAAAGCTAAGGAACAATTTGAATCATATACAGGTAAAACAGAACAATTAAAAACAAAACTAAAAGAGAGTAATAAAGTTCAAAAAATATTACTTAAAGTCGAGTCTTCATGTTCTTCAGTTGCGAGTGAATTATATAACGAAAAACTGGCATTAAGAAGAAGCTCAAGTATCATAAAAGATTTTTTTGAAAGAATCAGTAATGGTGCAAAACCAGAATTACAATGGATTAGTGATATAAAAGAGTCACTCACAAAAGACGGAGGTGAGTTCGATAAGGTGGTTATTCAAAAAGGTCAAACAATTAAAATTGTTAAAGAATACAAATTAGCCGATTTTGGTTATAAAGACAACCCCGGTAAACTTGTTGTCATGAGTATAAATTGGGGTGAAAAATTCACAGGTCCAAAACCTGATGACCAATGTAATGGAAAAGAATTTGAAACTGTTAAGGGTTTAAAAATTAATGCACCAATAGCGTTTGGTTGTAGACAATCAAGAGTGGATGTTGATTACACAGAAAATCCGGAACCACCAAAACCACAACCAACACCTACACCAGTTACAAGTATTGAACCGGGTAAAGATGTAATTATATCATCACCCACTAAAAAACCAGCTATTGACCCATTAAAGAGAATCATAATGAAAACACTTTCCGAGTGTTATTACTTCAAGAAACTTGAGGAAGATTCTCCTATTGCATTTAAATCTTTAAAAGAAAAATTAAAATATTTCCATCCAGGTTTCCACTCAACAACACCCGAAGGATTGAACGCACGTTTAACTTTTATGTTACAATGTATAAGACCCGGAGATACTATCCCAATTAAAGGAATATCAGATGATTCAGACCTAAATGCAAGAAACACCACATTTGGTCCACCACCTGTTTGTGTTTTGAGAATTGGGGATTTTTATCATTCTAAAATTATTATCCGTGATGTGAATATATCCTATGATGATTCTCCATGGGATTTAAATCCTGAGGGTATTGGGGTACAACCTATGATTGCAACAATACAATGTCAAATCACATTTATTGGTGGACAAGGATTATCTAAACCTGTTGAAAGATTACAAAACGCCTTATCGTCTAACTTCTTTGCTAACACAGAAATGTATGATGAAAGGTCAATTTCAACTAATGAAACAATTGGTGGTGTTAAAGCTGAAAAATTCACAAAAGAATTCTTAGAGTCGCTATTGAAAGCATCATCCACACCACCAAGTACACAATCTCAGAACACAAATAAAATTAAAGAAGGTGTTTATGTTGGGGCATTAAATAGTGGAAAATTAGACTATTCAAAATTAGTTGATGAGGTATTCACAAATACTAAGGCATATTTTGATTCATATGAAAAAACGTACAACTCTTTAATACCGAAATATGGTAATGAGATTGGTAAACTATTATTCGAACCAACATATAGGTCAGTACATCAATACGATGTGTTTACAACTACGAGTACGTCACCCGGTAAAACAATTTCTATATTAGGTCAATATAAACCAACAAAAGAATTAGCAGTTTTAAAAAGAGGATTACTGAGTGGATTAATTACACAAATGGAATCAACAGATTTATCAACCATGTTAAATTTAGATAGTGAATTAACCCCACCTAAGATTACAAAGTCAAACGAATTTATAACTCCAGTTATACGAAAACATATTGAAGATACTATCAATGCACTTGTTGAAAAAAATCCAATGGAAGATTTGGAAAAAACAAGAAATTCATTAGTAAAGTCATTAGACAATGTGAATTTTATAGTTAAATTAGGTAAGGATGTAAAAGTTTCGGGTGAAACGGCAACAACCGCAACATTATCTGGTTTCACATATAATATGTTATACGAACAATACGAAAGTTGTATTGACTATATTCAAAAAAACAATTCTAAATTATATAGTGATTTAACCACATCAATTAATTTCTTTGGTCCGACATTCTCAAGTACCGATTTTGAAAAGATAATGAAAGTTATTTTGGTAGATGCGGTGGATTTGATAGTTAAATCATATGAAAAGGATGAATCTATTTTTCCTAAAAATCTTAGAAAAAAGATAAGAGACAAAATAGAAAAATTTGTTGATAAACCAAAAGAGAAGAAGTTTAAGTTTAGTAAATCACCTGAAAGAAAAAATAAAAAACCACTATCCTTTGCGATTACTGAAGCTCCCGAAACTAACTCAACTATAATTGAGGAAGCAAAAAAAGTTCATTCAGATAATTTACCGATTGGAAGTAAATTAAACTACTATAAAGTTACATAAAATGGCAAGAGAATATTTTGATAGATATCAGTTCTTTATTGAGAGTGGTGAATTTGGGATAGTTCCCGGTATAGAAGTACCAATTAAGACTACCGACAAATACATTTATTTCAAAAGAGGAAAAGACAGGATGGATAAACTATCTCAGGATTATTATGGTACACCAGTTTTCGGTTGGATAATACTAATGGCAAACCCTCTACTTGGTAGTGTTGAATTTGAAATACCAAATAATGCGTTATTAAGAATACCATTTCCATTGACAACCTCTTTACAAGATTATAAAAGAGGCGTAGAATTGTATAACTTATATTATGGGGAACAGTGAACTATCAAATAGTGAAAACATACTTGTAAAAGTTGACCAAAACAATCTCATATATGTTGACCCTAATAGTGTTGTAGATGTCGACGGAAACATACAACCAAGGGGATTAAAACAAGAGAATTTGGTAATGTATGTTAATTTGGAAGCAGATTTGATTCCAAGAACAAGACTTGTTGCCCAAGACCAAGGAAGTACCTTAGTTAGTATTGCAAAAGGAAATTTAAACTTTTTAAAAAATCAAAGTGGAGATGGAAACTTTGATTCAACTTGGACAGAAGCATTTGTGGGAAATCCCGAATTAAATAAAGCTAATGACTTTAAAATAAAAGATGATGCGTCATCTAAATTATTTAAAGACGACTATTTTATTAACGATAAATCAGGACAAAGTTTTGGTATTGATTCAATTACGATAACAGTTAAGGGAGCGAATTTTGTACCTCAGGTTACAATTAACTTCATCGATGTTAGAGGTAAGACGTTGTTTGAATCCCCTGAGAACTCACCATATAACGCATTTTTCCACATCCCGTGGCCAATATTTTATCTAACGGTAAAGGGGTATTATGGAAAGGCGATAAGATATAGGTTACATTTAATTAAGTTCAGTACAAGATTTAGTGATACAACAGGAAACTTTGAAGTTTCAACAACTTTTGTTGGGTCAAATTATGTATACCTTAATGATATATCATTATCCGCGATTATCAACTCACCATATATGTTCTTAACCGAAAAGGTTGAAAACAAAAAATTTAATGAGGAAACTGGTAGGTACCAAAAAACAATATCAAGAGGGTCAAGAGGATTTGCAATTTTAAACTCAATCTTTTCTCAATACAAACAGAAAGGTTTGGTGCCAAAGAATATGCCAACAAGAACAATTAAAGAATTAGGTTATTTGGCAGAATCACTTGATAAAATTTTAGAGAAACAAATTTTTAATAATGTAGTCTCGATGGAGGTTTTATCAGGAGTAAGTGAAATTGAAAAAAGTATTGATGATTTTGAAAACAGTCTAAAAGCATGGGCTAATATAAATCTATCCAAAGAATACATAATCAAAACAAAAAAAGTTGCATTAAATAACACAGAGACAACAAGTGAGAATTGGTATTATACATCTGAGTCAGATAAAACTAAATTAGATAAGATTACCGGTAAAGATAAAAATGGTACACTTGAAAAATTAATTGTTAACGGAACAGAACTTATAAATAAAAATTTAAGTTTTGTTAATAGTAATATGAACAAAACAACCGCAGATTTCAAGAAGGTCACATTAAATAATGTAAAAACCATAAAAGAATACTATGAAACTGATGGTAATAAAAAGGTTTTAATTGGTTTTGATAATTTAATAAATGATACACACGAAATAAGAAAAAGTTTTGAGGAACAAAGAAAGAAACTTGAAGATGAGGTTGAAAGAAAAATGAATGAAATCATCAAAGACCCCTCTAAAGGTTTTGGATTTGAACCAACAATTAGAAACATATTCGCGGTACTTCTCGCAAATGCTGAAGTTTATATTAGATTAATGAAAGACGTTCATGATAGAGCGTTCGAAAATTCTAAAGCGAGAGCAAAACTCCTTTCAGGATTAACCGATGAACAAAAGAGTAAAGAACCTGCAATATACCCTTGGCCTGAAGTTAAGAAACCAACATCTGCTGGAAAACAAAATGTTATAGCATACCCTGGCGACGCAGATTTAGTAAACAAACTAAAATCAAATAATAAAAATTTATGGCCTGAGGTTGACTTTGTTGAAGAATATTTTAAAATAGTTACAAATAGACTCGATACCAACGTAAAAAATGAACCTACTGTTAGTGAAATAGATTACATTTTCGAAACAGACTTTGACGAAAACAAAATTGATGATATAAGTGGTATTGATGTAATGAATGGTTCATCACCGTTTAGAGATAAAGTGTTTTCGTCTTTCATATATGAACTATATGAGAGAGTAAAATACATGACATTATTTGATTCATATACAAATGATTTCTTGAGAATACTTGTCGAGGAAGAATTTGAAAATATATCAGAATCTATCAATGAAGATATTGACCTTGTTCAGTTAGTTAAGAAATTAAAGACAATTGATGATTTAATTAGGGTTAGAACCGCGGTACCAATGGTCGATGAAAACAATAGACCAATATTAGATTCCGATGGTAAACCAAAAACGTCAAGAGAATATAGTGGTTACTTACCCGGTGTTTCTCCATACGATAGATTCCCTAATTTAAAAGACCACTTACCCACAGTTCCTTATCTAAAAGAAATTATTGAGTATCCTTTTGTTTTTGAAAAATACAAAAATGTATCAAAACCAACTAAATCATTTAAGAAGGATGAGTTAAATGCTGAATTGGTTAAGTATGTACCTGAACCATATAGAAAGAACATATACCCTTTTAACTCAAACCTTTATCTTGATTACCTTAACAAAACATCTTTTACTGATGATAATTTTAAATTTGAAGGAATATTAAGTATTAATCCAAACCAAGGATTTGTTTGTTCACCAATCGATTCAAGTGCTTGGGTAAAGAGTAATTACAAGACTAATATGTTCCTTAATAAATTTAAGGTTGCAGATAATTCAGTCAACATTGTTAATACACCATATTTCCATAAACAATTATTTTCAGATTTTAATAATAATGGAATTTATGGAAGATATGTCGGTTCGGCATATTTGTTATTAACCTCGTTACCATTTTTAGATTTAGAAGATAATATCACATTTAGTGGTAAAACAATATTGATGTCATCTCTTTTTAGAGAAATTTCTTCCACACATTTTATTCCCTATCATCTTATGTTAAAATGGGGAGCCATTTATCATAGATACAAAAAGAAAATAATAAATGGTACAGATATTTTAAGTGGATTTTTAAACACAAGCAATGTAACCCAACCCATCACCGGTTCTACA